TTAATGCGTTTATACTAATCGCAACACTGAGGTCACCCGAAGTGTTTGCATATAATGCTGAATGACCTACAGCCGTGTTGTTACTGGCGTTGTTTGTATAAAGTGCTTGATAACCTATAGCAGTATTATTGCCACCTGAGGTTTGTGTGTAAATTGCTTGATAACCTACAGCAACGTTTTGCTGTCCTGTGTTGTTGAAGTAACTAGCTTGATAACCAACGGCAGTATTGCCAGATGCAGAGGTGTTGCCACGAAGTGCTGAACGACCTATAGCTGTGTTGTAAGAGCCCGTGCTTGCAGTTGTGTTTGCATAAGCATCATCTCCCAATGCAGTGTTTTCAACGCCTGTTGTTACGCTTGTTGCCGAACCTGCCCCAACAAATGTATTACTGCTTCCAGTTGTTACAGCATAACCCGCTTGCAATCCAATAAAAGTTCCTCTTGTCGCAGTGTTTGTATATCCAGCCTGATAACCTACAGCAGTGTTGTTGTTGGCTGTGGTGTTGTTGATGAGGGCCGAATATCCAACGGCTGTGTTGTATGAGCCAGTTGTATTAAGCCCAAGTGGGCCTTGAACAAGACCAGCAACTCCACGACCAATAGCAGTGTTGTAACTGCCAGTAGAGTTTGTAATCATTGCTAAGGAACCTGCAGCGACGTTGCTTACACCTGTTGTGTTATTTTGAAGCGTATAAGCGCCAATAGCGGTAATATCTTTTCCGGTAGTATTGTTGAGTGCAGCCTCAGACCCCACCGCAGTGTTATATGAGGCTGTGGTGTTGTTTACCAAAGCATAATAACCAAGTCCAGTGTTGTATGAACCAGTTGTGTTGTTGTTTAGAGCAGAATCGCCAAGTGCAGAGTTATATCCGCCAGTGCTGTTGTTTCCAAGTGAATCAATACCAACGGCAGTATTGTTTACGCCAGTTGTGTTTAGATAAAGAGATGCCTTGCCAATAGCAGTTATACGACTGCCAGTAGTATTGCTATAAGCCGCCTGATAACCCACAGCCACGTTGTTAGATGCTGTTGTGTTGGAATACAGGGCTTGAAGACCCATAGCCGTATTGCTGTCACCCGTTGTGCTACTGCGAAGCGCTTGTTTACCAACTGCGGTATTGCTTGAGCCAGTGGTATTTGCATATAACGCTAACGCACCAAAACCTGAGTTATCGTTACCTGTTGTGTTGGCTTGAAGTGTTCCAGAACCAAAAGCAGAATGGTATGAACCTGTCGTATTGCTGTACAAGGCCGCATTAAATGCACCAGATGCCGCAGTACCAAAAGCGGAGTTGTATCTGCCAGTGTTGCTATACAAAGCCCCCGCACCAAAAGCACTTATACCTACTCCTGTGACGTTGCTATAACCAGCCTGATAACCGACCGCAGTGTTGCTTGATGCTGTGGTGTTGGAGCCAAGAGCAGAACGACCAACGGCTGTGTTGGATGAGCCAGTTGTGTTAGAGATAAGCGAACTGTCGCCCATCGCTGTGTTTAAAGCACCAGTAGTGTTGTAATACAGAGCCTGATTTCCAACAGCGGCATTGTTGTAACCAGTCGTATTGTTGTAACCAGCCTGATACCCAACAGCAGTGTTGTAGGATGCTGTGGTGTTGGAGTACAAAGCCAAAGAACCCACGGCTACATTAGAGTTGCCAGAGGTGGTTGCTTGCATGCTCTGGTCGCCAATGGCAGTATTGCTGTACCCGGTAGTTTGAGCTTTCAATGCTTGCCAACCAACAGCAGTGGCATAGCCAGTTGCATTATTAGAAGCATAAAGAGCTTGATAACCAACGGCAGTGTATCGTGCGCCTGTTGTATTGGCATATAAAGACTGATAGCCTACAGCGGTGTTTTCTGATGCTGTGGTGTTATTGGCAAGCGCTTGCACACCATGTGCTGTGTTGTTTGAGCCAGTAGTATTTAATGTAAGAGCGTTACTTCCAACAGCGGAATTTCGTGCGCCTGTTGTGTTAGCCTCCAAAGCAATAAAACCAACAGCGGTGTTGTCATCACCTGTAGTGTTAAGTCTTAATGAGTGATAGCCTAAAGCAGTTGTTGCCAAACCTGTTGTATTTGAATAGGCGGCACGATGACCAACAGCCGCTAAGTAAATGCCAGTCGTGTTGCTATATCCAGCAGCAACACCTACAGCTACGTTGTTAGATGCTGTGGTGTTGGCGGTAAGTGCGCTTGAGCCAATTGCTACGTTATTCGCACCAGATGTGTTTGAATAGAGCGCAAGGTATCCGCTGGCAGTATTATCTGTGCCGCTAGTGTTAAAGGCAAGTACAGACCTACCAAATCCAGTGTTTCTTGAGCCTCCAATATTTGCAGTCAAAGCGTTAATGCCTACAGCGGTATTATCAGCACCAGTTGTATTTGAGGACAAAGCGCTATTACCTAAAGCCGTATTAGTAGCCACAGCACCTGCACCACGACCAACAGTGACTCCATAGACGGTCAAGTCAGTACCAGAGTACAACAGGTTGGCAGAGTCTTGCAGCAAGCCAGATGTACCAGCATATGTCACACGACCAGATGTCAACGAACTCAAAGTTAAACTAGCACCGCCAACAGTGCCTGTAAGCGTAGGGCTTGCAGACATAACAACATTGCCAGTACCAGTGATGGCATTGCTCACCAAGCCTTTAGAGCCATCGGAGAACACAGCACGAGAAGCTGTGAGGCTAGACAAGATGGGCTGTGCTGTAAAGGTAGCCACACCAGTGACAGCCAATGTGCCACCAACGCTGCCATTACCTGCTAGAAACAAGTCTTTAAACTTTAAAGCAGAGCTACCAATGTCTACAGTGTTTGTAGTTTTAGGAGCCAACAAAGTGGCAGAGATAGTTACATCTTGTGTAGGACCAAGCGCATTAATAGTAGCGCCTTCACCAGCAGTACCATCATGCTTGTGTCCTGTTGATGCATTAAAGGCATCTTGAACACCATCAAACTCAGCATCTAAGTCAGCAGCATTAATGACGTTGCCGTCAGCAATGTTGTTTGTGGTATCTTTACGAACATATCCCGTCATAACTATTCCTTATCTTCTATCATGTGTAGCATACTCTAGCGTTGCAGCGTCCAGAGAAAACGGAGGGTCTTGGCTATCTGAAACAAACTGTAACGATACAGAGAAACCAGAACCAATAACCTGTGTTTGAAACTGTTTCTTCAACTTATCACCATAAACAGTTGTGCCATACTTAGCACCACTGCTACCATAAAAACCTACACTACCTGCGCTATTTGACAGCGTTATTGTTGAAGGCTGAATGGATCCCTGATCGTCAAAATCAAGCTTTAAATTCACTGATGTTGTAACAGATCCTTGGGGATCTGTATAGAGGTAAAGCTTATAAAAAGTCTTCCTCACCCTAAAATCATTAATTGGTACATATGGTGTAGCGAAAGAAGCAATGATGTTTTTACCATCAAAGCTGTTCCCCTGTTCCATCTCATACACATATCCATCATTATTAGCAAACACAATGGTTTCTGTTTGACTTTGATAATCACTATCAGCTACATAACATTTAAAGCCAACCAATTCTGCCCAAGCAATACCACCAGTAGCTTCACCAGTGACTTGTGTTCCTAAGATGCCTTTAGCATTAGAAGCAGTGATGTTATCATTATAACCAAATATTCTATATTGTGACTTCTGTTTAATAACACAACTAGCAAAAGTAGAATTGGCACTAATCAAAGAAGTCATCTCAGGCTGAATAGGTTTAGACACCACACCTAAGCTAAAGTCACCAATACGATCTGTAGCACCAAGTAGTCTCAGTCCCTCTGGACCTAAGAACATAACATCACCACCAACCTCTTGGACGGTGTCTGGAGCTACACAGCCCACATTCTTAGTGACAGGCTGCAAAGAGAAGTCTTGAATGGTGGTTCCAGCAAGCTGACTAATAGTCTTCTCTGTAAAGATTATTAATGTTTCTCTAAAGACAATAATGCCTGTAATAACTCCACCAATATTGATAATGCCAGAGCCAGCAGCAGCAGTGAAGTCATCATCTGTATAAGGAGCAGTGAAGATAATCTTCTCATCCTTAGCAAAGAACAATTGGTTCTTATGGCTAACAACAAACTGAGCACCTAAAATATCTGTTGTCTTATCTGACAACACTTTAAATGTTGTACCATCATAAATGAATGGATAGTTTGTACCATCCACTCCCACTATTCTTTCAGTGTTGTTAAGTCTATATTTACTAAATCTAGTTTTGTAGTTGCTAAATCTATTAGCAGATAACCAAGTGACAGCAGCATTGTCTGCTGGGCTTGATGCCAATGCTGGATAGATGGAGACAGTGGCTGCAGTGGTGGTAACAGTGGGCACAGTTAACACTGTATACACTAGTTCAATACCAGCAATACTAAATGTATCACCAATCTGAGGAGCCTTAATAAGCCCATCAATAGCAACAGTAGAGCCTGACTGACCTGCTCCATTCACTAGCACTGTCCCATAATGAGGAGCACTAATTTTAGTAAAGCCTGTACCAGTGGTGCTATAAATATCAGCATTCCTAGAAGCAACAACAGTGTTCTTCCAAGCAGCTACCCCTTTTACAACACCTGTATGAGAGGCAAAAGTAACTGCAGCTTTATCTGCTGGACTAGATGCTAGTGCTGCTGTAAGTGTGACAGTGGCAATCTTATAAGTGGAGTTGTAGGATACACCAGCAGCAGCAATTGTGTATGTGCCTGTAACACCAGCAATAGTAAAAGTGGATCCAGCAACAGGAGCAGTTAATATATTAGAGATGATTAGCGTAGTGCCAGTCTGTCCACTACCCTGCACCTTAGGATTGCCATAAGCAGGAACAAAGGCACTATCGTATTTATTATAGCCTTCAATACGCATATAGCCACCATCCACAGAAGGCTCAAAATTCTTTAAGAGCCTTGCGCTTCCGGGAGCTTGAGTGCCCTGCTGCAGTGGAGATAGATTTGAAATCAATCCACCACGGAACTCAAAGGGATACGTCTGCCATCCGTCAGCCATTATTTAACCCTGTCGCCAACCCAACCAAAGGCAGTGGATTGTGTGATTGCAGTGGACTGCATATATACATATCTATTGATGAGAAGAATACGCATCTTCTTAATGCCTTCATCAAACTTAGTTTTAGCAAGACCAGCCGCTTGTTCATTACTTCTAAACATATAAGCGTGGTACATAGCGCCATCTAGAATGACTTGTTTAAATCGTTCAGGAACAGAAGGAACATCGGTAGCACTAGCAAGATCTACAGGAATTCTGTAGTATTCATAAGCAATTTCATATGCTTGATCTGGAGCAGGAACAACACCCCACTCTAAGCTTGGTGCATGAAACACATAAGAAGGAACTTCCCGCTTAGAAGAGTCTGTAGAATATTCTTGATCTACAAAGCGCTGCAGATAATCATCATAGGTAATAACACCTAGTCTCACTGTGTCGTTAGAAAGCGTAGCATCTTCTTTAATTCTAAAAGTATCAAAGTCGATAGTGCTTGCATCAGCAGGGAAAGCATATCTAGTTGTACCCGCTGTCAATGTCTCTTCAGCCAATACATGATTGAAGGGCCACTCATAGTGAGTGTGATTGATGTCACGAATAGATGCATTTACAGCATCTTTAATATGTGCATAAAATCCTGTAGCAGTGGGAAAGTTTGCAGAAGTAAGTTCTACTTCATTCAACCTTCTATTCACTTCATTGGTTAGCCCAATATAGTCATATGCCATATCATTGTTCCTTAACTCGCAAGCGAACTACTCGCTCTGCAACATTACCACTACTATCAGTAATGCGGCAATAAACTTTGTATTCAGTGTTGTTAGTGCCTAAGCCTAAGTTTATTGTAGTGACACTACCAGAAATAGTCTGTGCCACATTCTGAATACCGTTAACAGTGTTACCTGCTGTAATAGCTGTCTTTGTACCAGTGCTGTCATCTACAAACCAAGAACAAGTACTTATTGTTGCACCATTCAAAAACCTAGACCAGTCTACACTGTAGTCTAAGGTTTCATCTGGATCTTTATTGGGCCATCGAAAAGACATTATTAAACTCCTACTCCACTAAAGCACTTCTATCAGCACTAGTAGATCTTCTATATGTATATGCTTGTCTAGGCTCAGTAGCCACATATGATGTTCTATCATATCCAGTAGGTTGTCTATCTACATACACCCTACGAGACTCAGCCATCACTAACATTGTTCTCTCTTTTGCTGTGCTCTGTCTCTCAACATACACAGTGCGTTTTCTGTCATATAAAGAAGCTACAGCAGCATAATCGAATACAGTGACTGTAATAGCCACTGTGCCAATCTGCCCAACAGCTTCTAAGCCATCGAATGTAGGTCTAGCATTATTAGCAACAACTACATCGCCAAGCTCTGTTGTACCAGTTACACCAGCTATTGCTGTGGCTGCGTTAGCAACTACAACAACATCATTAACTACACCTGTACCAACTACACCAGTGAGATC